CTGGTGGCGACGCTTGACCAAGTATTCTCCCGTTATATCCGTTTGCGGGTATGCGACGAATACGGCTACGCGGACTGTTTCACGTGCGGAGTTCGGAGACACTGGAAAGAAGTAGACGCGGGCCACTTTATCACGCGAGCCAAATTCGCGACCCGCTGGGACCCGGTAAATGTTCAGTTCCAGTGCAAACGCTGCAACATGAACGGAGGCAAACAGTTCGAGTTCGGACTGAAGATAGACGGTATCTACGGGGAGGGAACGGCGCAAGAAATACTAATCAAAAGCCAAAGGCCCGCGCGTTATTCAGTAGCCGACCTCGAACAAATGATACGGCTATATAAATCCGAAGTTGGAAAACTCGAAGGTATTGTGGGATGAGTTCGTTACAACGAATTACAGTTACCTCCTCAAAGTAGCGGGGCGGTTCTGTACGGAACCTACCGACCTCGTTTCACATACCTACCTCCGGGTAATCGATAAAAGTTTTAAGGAGAAGCCGATGGGCTATTTCTGTACGGCTATGTACGTGGAAGCAACCAGAGGGAAGTTCAAACAGTTGTACACCCTTCAGGATACCCCGACACCCAAAGAACCAGTAGCGGAACCGGGGTTTGAGCGGTCGGTTAAGCTGGAGCAAATAGAACTGTACATCGACCGCCTCCAGTGGTTCGACCGAATGATTATCCGCCTCTATATAGACGGGCACAAACTTTCGGAAATTGCGGAAGAATCGGGCATTAAGCCCGCGACCCTGTACCAGTCCCTACACAGAACAAAGAAACTGATAGCCGATGCTATTCGTAAGCCAGCAGAAAAAGGCCGAAAGGCTGGAGGTTTGTAAGTCGTGCGAACACTACAACCGTTCTACGCGGAGTTGTGGCACGCTACTAAAGCGTAAGAAGGTCAAAGGGGGGACGTTGTGCGGGTGCTTCATGCCAGCCAAGGCCTCGTTAAAAGCCGAAGCCTGTCCCCTGAAGAAATGGCCCGCGCTAATCACTCCCGAAGACCTCCAAGAACTGCGGGACTTTCTGGGGCCTCTGGAGAAGTTTATTAGCCGAGAGCAGAATTTGAAACTCACGGAACTCTATAACCGTACATACCACACAAACGAAAGCCCCAGTAACTGCGAATCGTGCGTACGGAACATGATAGAGAACCTAAAGAAAGTGGCCTACGCGGACTCTGGGGCCTACGTCTGGAAAGAGACCGAACGGGTACACGAGTCTTTGGCAACTGAAAAAAAAGATACTGAACGTTTGCAGGAATAGAATTCTTGTATATCTTTGACCCATCAAACAGACGGAAAAAATGAAACTGACCCACGAGACCTGCAAAGCCGCCGCCGCCTATTACGAGAGCCGCGGTTTCGTCGCCGAGATTTTTAGCGACCCCTTCGAAGGGTACAAACTCGGAATTGAATTCCGAGACCCGCACGGAAACATGATTTTCGTCTGGGTAGATTCCTACGGAACTCAAGCCGCCGCCGCATACATCGAACAACAAACGAAATGAGCCTCGAGTACAAAATCCTCGAGCGGCAGTACATCAACCTCCACAAGAAGTACGCCGCCGCCCTCGACTTCATCGATGAAGTCAACATGAACAGCATCGATTACGTAATCGTGCAAAAAGCCAAGAAGGTCCTAACCGAATTAAAAGACATCGACTAATGGCAAACCACTACACCGCCGACGGGCCACGGGTCCAGAGCAGCAGCATCCCCGACCGGGGGCCGGACTCGTTCAACGAATGGCACGAGGACATGAATTTCGAACGCGACCTCGAAAGGATACTCGAGGATTTCAAGTACCAGATTCGCGAAAAGGTACGCGTGGCCTATTACGCGAATAAGCGGTAACCCCTAACCAAGGAAAAAATGAGTAATTACATTTTGTTGGAACTACTCGGACATAAAGACGCGCGACTGGTCTACGTCAACCTCGACACCGTTACCCATATACTCGAGGAACACACCCTCCGTAGTACGGGTTCTAAACTCTGTTTTACCGACGGAACGAAACTCGTAGTAAAGAAGGACATTCATTCACTCGCGGAGGCTATCGCACGCCGCGGAGAATAACGAGAGAGATGAAACACGGGTCTCTTTTTTCGGGTATAGGCGGGTTCGACCTAGCTGCCGAGTGGATGGGATGGACTAACGTCTTCCACGTTGAAAGAGACCCATTTTGCCAGCGCGTACTAGAATACCATTTCCCAAACGCAAAGACATATACCGATGTCAAAACCTTTGACGGAAAACCTTTTCGCGGACACGTGGACATCCTCACGGGAGGGTTTCCCTGTCAACCTTACTCAAGCGCAGGAAAGCGACTCGGAAAGGACGACGAACGCCACCTGTGGCCCGAAATGTGTCGCATCATATCAGAGGTTGCCCCGGCCTACGTTGTGGGCGAAAACGTTCGCGGCCTTCTTAATTGGAACGATGGCGTGGTCTTCGAGGAGGTGTGCGCTGACTTGGAAGCTATGGGGTACGAAGTATGGACGGGCATCCTTCCAGCTGCGGGCGTTGGCGCACCCCACCGACGGGATCGGATTTGGTGGGTTGCTTCCAACGCCGCGCGCAACGGAAATAATAGAAAACCCAATAAATTTCGCGAAGCGCAATGGCGACCGAACAACGGCAAGTTTGCCAAATTTGCAAAGCGCGGCGAAATACGGAATGTTGCCGACACCAGCGGCACGGGATTACAAAGGAGCCAGTTCAACCGAGGCCCTTCAGAAAAGGGGTCGATTAAAAGAGAAGGCGGATTCTTTACCAGACCAATTCAACCAAACTGGAAAAAGTTCCCAACTGAACCCCCGGTTTGTGGCGGAGATGATGGGCTTCCCCGTGAACTGGACGGAATTGCCTTTCCAAAGTGGCGAGCCGAGTCAATCAAAGCCTACGGAAACGCGATAGTACCGCAGGTTGCATATCAAATCTTTAAATCCATTTCTCAAACCCATGAGCACATTATCTCTTAACGCCTACCGCGAACAGGTAGAAAGCGGTAAAGACCTCCCGAAGGTTTACCGCGTTTACAGAGTCATTTCAAACGGCCCCGGCCATAGCCTTACAACTCTGCGGACGTTGCATCTACCCTACCCGCACCAAACCTTAACCTCCGCGATTTCGCGGCTAATGGATTCAGGAATGGTATACCAGTCCGACACGGGAGACTTCTACCCCGTCCCGGCAGGATACGAGGAACGATACCGCGAAAACAGAAGGCAGGACCGATTCCGAAAATGGATTAACCTCGGACGGCGCGAAGGCTTTTTCGACGACTGGATGAAAGAAGAACTAGCACGCGGGTAATGGAACTCCTAATGAACGTTCTGGCTATCTTCCTGATAGGCTTTCTATCGGTGGTCGTAATCGCAATATTCGAAGAATGAGTTACACGAAAGAAGAACGCCAGCAGATAGCGGCGCAAATACTCAAGTACGCACGGGAGGGGAAGATTCATTCCTACATACCGAGACCGACGTACCACCTAGATACCCAGTACACGGAAAGCATCCGACCGGCCGACGCGGTAGACCGTGCATGGCTCGAAGTAGTAGCGAGGGACGTAATGGGCGAAATTTGGCATGATGAAGAATACTGGACCACAACGGGCAAAGCTTGAGACCCTCAAGCCAAACCCGAAGAACCCGCGGGTAATCAAGGACGACAAATTCCAGAAACTCGTACAATCGATTAGAGCGTTCCCGCAGATGTTAGAGGTACGTCCTATCGTCTGCACGCCGGACGGGGTTGTATTGGGCGGAAATATGCGTCTACGGGCCTGCAAAGAAGCCGGACTGCGGGAGGTTCCCGTTCACGTGGTTTCGTGGCTCGATTCCCAGCAGGAAGAATTTATAATCAAGGATAACGTAGGGTACGGAGAATGGGACTGGGATATCCTCGCGAATGAGTGGGACGCAAACCAGTTGGAGGACTGGGGACTGGATGTGTGGACCCCTGAAGAAGAGACCGAGGTCCGCGAAAAGGGCACGGAGGACCAGAAGTGGAAGTTAGGAGACCACACCCTCCAAGTAAAGGAACACGCACTACCAGAAAACACCACTCAAATAGCGGTAGTGATTCAAGCGTGGGAGAACTTCACAGGAAAGAAGGCTGAACTCGTTAGTTAACTATGGAATCCACATTTTCCACGCTCAAAAAGAACATGCTCGACGCTCTCGAAAGGAGCCTCGGTATAGTTTCCACTGCGGCAAAGGCAGCAGATATAGACCGCAAAAGCCACTACAACTGGATGAAAGAAGACCCAGAGTATAAGGCCGCGGTAGAATCCATCCAAGAAAGCGTAATCGACTTTGCAGAATCGCACCTATACAAACTCGTAAAAGAGGGGAACCCAGCCGCGACTATCTTCTACCTGAAGACCAAAGGAAAGAAGCGGGGATATATCGAGCGGCAGGAAATCGAGGTAACGGAACGCTCGCCCCTTTCATGGCTTAACGGCGAAGGCCTTTGAAACTCGCGAAGACGTACTACGACGTACGCAACTGTAAGACCCGGATACAGGTACACCAAGGAGGTACCCGTTCGGGCAAAACGTATTCTATCCTCCTTTCGCTGGTCGAGTTCTGTTACATGAACCCAAACGGAGGGGCGGTACTCACAATCTGCAGAAAGACCTTCCCAGCCCTCCGTGCTTCCGTTATGCGGGACTTTTTCGAGGTACTCAAGCGCGAAGGAATCTACACAGAAGTAAACCACAACAAAAGCGACGCCACCTATATCCTCGAGGGGAACCTGATAGAATTTATCAGTATTGACCAGCCCCAAAAGATACGCGGACGCAAGCGGGACGTACTTTTCATAAACGAGGCGAACGAACTGGGCCTCGAAGACTTCAGGCAGTTGCTTATCCGAACCACGGGTAAAGTACTTTTGGACTACAACCCGTCCGACGAATTTCACTGGATATACGACCACGTAATACCTCGAGAAGATGCCACGTTCTTTCAGTCGACGTTCCGAGATAACCCCTTCCTTGAACCGTCCCTCATTACCGAGATTGAACGGTTACAAGTGGCCGACCCCAACTACTGGAGAATCTACGGACTCGGAGAGCGGGGACAATCCCGAACCACAATCCTCAACCACTGGAGCCAAACCGAAACCATAGACCCACGGTTTAAGTTGGTCGCCTATGGCCTCGACTTCGGATACACGAACGACCCTACGGCGTGTGTGGCTGTCTACTCGGACGGGGAAGCGTTCCTACTCGATGAGGTACTAT